GGCGTGACATATGGCCACCGTGCGGTTTATGCTATGGTCGACACTGTGCACGCTAACCTTTGGGCTGGCATGGAGCCTGACCCTGACATTGTTAAGTTTTTGGAGGACTAAAAATGAGCGACGCTATCCATTACAACGAATTGATGCGACGCGCGGCCGATGTTGCGGGCGAATTACTCGAAAACACCGACAGCGCAGACCGTGCCCGCGATTTAATCGCAGAATCTAGCGAGTGGGACTGGGTGATCTATTACAGCAAGGCTATGGATTTATGCACTAACGTGCCGTCGGATATTCTCGACGATGCGGAATCCATGGTTGCAGACTGTTGCATGGTCAATGAAAAAACCGACTTATACTCGCACGCTTGCGCGGTCGCCTTTTGGATTGTACACAATGCGGTATCCGAGCAGCTCGAGCAGCTTATCAACGAAACAGTGGAGGTCATCTAATGATTACTGACAAGAAAATAGACGCATCCGACATTCAGCCCGTGGAAGCATTGCAAGCAATCTATCTAGATTGGTTCAACAATTTTCTCACTGTTGACCGATTCGCGGAACATTATGGCATGACGCCTGATGCGGCCTCGGAGTTGATCGAATCCGGGCGGCGAGCGCATGAGTCCATGGTGAAGCGGCAACACTGGCTGGAGTTACTTAAATGAAACCGATACTTTACGCCTTAGGCGCGGCGCTATTCCTTGCCATGCTGTCGAGCGTTGGCAACATGGAAGCGGAGGACAGGAAACAGGAGCGCGAGCGCTACTGCGAAATGCTGGATATCTGGAACGAAACAAACGGGGAATATGGTTGGCCCCCATATAAAGGAGACTGCGAGAATGAGTAACACAATCACACCAGTGAGAAAAGATAGCCGCTACACTGTAACGCTTGAGCGGTTAGAGGATGAAAAGCCGCGCTATGTTGTACGTTTTAGCGGTGAAGTATTAGGACATTTTGGAACGTATAGCGGCGCGGTTATGCTGGCCGTTGGTGACAGTGCAAGGCGGCGCGGCTGCCTTGTTGTTGAAGCCGTGGAGGGTTAAGCGATGACAGAAGAAAAGATCATTGAGAAAGACGAGAACGGGCGAACGAAAACAATCGGACACCGTGGCGAGAATGTACGCATTAGCCGCACCGGCGGCGCGGGGTTGCGACAGTCTAGCAAAGCCGGGGGCTTTACTTTCACGGGTTCAACGTCGCAAGGCTTCCGCGCTACTGCTAATGTAGGCAAGGGTACGCAGGTATCCTCGCAGAATGGGCGGGTTATCTTGCGCGGGCGGTATGGTGTCGGGAAGTCCAGTAATGTGAACCTATCCCGATCAGGCCTCTCTCTGTCTACCCGTATGCCCTCCGGGACGGTAAATTGGTTGAGTCCTGGCCGATCATCCGCAACGGTCGCAGGCGTGACTATACGCGGTAGTAAGGCGATCCCTTTCGCCATTCTGTCTTGGCTGTTTGGACTTGGAGGCAGTAAGGCGTGAGCTTTTTTATTATCACCTGCATTATCTTGGCGGTTGTACTTGGCCCGCTGGTATTGGTGAGCGTTGCAGCAGATGCCTTGATAAAGATCGAGGACAGATTCCTGGACAAGTAAACAGTCAACCTTTCTACCCTTGCCCCCTTTCGGGGGCTTTTTTTCGTCTGGCCGTTACATATTCCCCAAAGGCATAACATAGCCCGATTCTGGCCTGTTTCGGAATAGAGGGAAACCCTTGACAAGTCCAGAGATATATGGATGAGCGTATATATGCGTAGGCGTATATAGTCATATAGATGAGGAGGAGGTTGGCAGTCACAACCCCTCCCCACACATCGGAAAGAAAGTCAAGCAAGCAGTATCTATCGATATGCAGCTCATCGATAGGCAAGATCGATGGCCTTAATGCTTGCATGCTGAGGCCCGATGCTGTACCATAGGGGTACCCCCCAAAACTGTATGGGGTTGGGCTTAGACCCCCACCTCTCTAGTTAAGAACCAATTTGACTTGGTTACTTTTTAACCAGATATGATATTATTATTCCTCCCTGCTAGGGAGGTGGCTGAGGGGGGTCATTTATATATGACTTCCCGAAGTCGGAGGGACACCCACACCTTTTTTTGAAAAATCTTGCTAAAAGGGGTTGACAAGACCCCCTCCGGCATGGTATACTGTAGTATAGATACAGACGTTGCAAAGCAACGTACAGATAACTATCTAATTAATTATCTATTTATTACTATCTACTATCCTACAGTTTACTTCCGAAAGCAGATAGGTCTATCTTGAGTTCAAGATATAAACTTTCCTAGACCAAGAGAGATAGAGACGGGTTAGGTTTATTTTAATATTACAACCTAACCCTCTGTTGATCTGCCTATCTGCCGATCTATACCTTGGAGTCATTCCTCGTAGGCCCGTCAAGGGCAAAAGATATTAGGGGATTGGTCTGACCAATTTATTTCACTCTAGGGGTTGACAAACCCCGGTAAGTGTGGTAATATAGGGTGTAGAATAGAGAAAGGTGCAGAAAATGTCCGAAGTTCTCCTCGCCCTAGCCCTAACCACTTGTGCCCAGGACGAGGACACTTGCACCTTTACCTCGACCTCGGAGCAGACCGTAGTGACGGTTTGCGGGGTGGCTCCTGACAAGGAGGGGCGACCCATCTCGCTAGAGGCGACCTTACGGGGCGAGGAACACCTGTTTGTCTTGGAGCCAAAGTGTAACGATGTCTGATACGAAGAAGTCGGTAGAAGACCTTGGCGAAGAGGCACCCTTGAAGATCAAGGAGATTATGGAAGGCGATTACTTGCCAGCTAAGACCAAGGAGGCCGGAAGGCCGAAGGGTTCCCAACCGTTCTCGAAGCGAGGCGTTGGGCAAAAGCACGAGCCGAACGACGTGCAGCGAAACACCGTCATGATGCACACCCTCCTTGGGACGCCTAAGCAGCAAATCGCCAAGCTGATCGGCATTTCCTTGCCTACCTTGAAGAAACAGTACAAGGAAGAGCTGGAGATGGGCCAGAGCAAGGCCAACGCCACGGTGGCTGGGAAGTTGTACAACAAGGCAGTGAACTCCAACGACACCACGGCCCAGATTTTCTGGTTGAAGACCCAAGCGGGGTGGAACGAGCAGCAGAACATCAAGTGGGAAGCTGACCCGAACGCCAACACCCCGGTCAACAAAGTACAGATTGAAGTCATCGGAGACGGCAAGAAGAAAGAGGACTAGGCTAGGTGGACTTGCAAATCAAGGCAACAGGCCCCCAAGCCGAGTTCTTGCAGATGAAAAAGCGCTACCGCTTGTTCTGCGCGGGTTACGGCGCGGGGAAGTCAGAGGCGATGATCTACGCGGCCATTATTGATGCCGCCACAGCGCCCGACTCCTTGATCGGTTGTTACCAGCCTTCCTACGACTTGGTTAAGTTGATTACTGCGTCTCGGATCACCGAGAAGTTGTCTGAGATAGGGGTTAGCTACAAGTACAACAAGCAGGACAACATGGTCTACACCACGTCCTCGGGTTGGGGCGACTTTGTTTTCCGAAGCCTTGATAACCCAAACCGGATCGTTGGTTACGAGACTTACACCGCCCACGTTGACGAGATCGACACCTTGCCGCCCGGCCACGCAGAAGAGGCTTGGAACAAGGTCATTGGTCGTAACCGACAAAAGCCAGAGCGCGTACCAGAGCCTTACAATCAGGCGAGCGCCTACACCACCCCCGAGGGGTTTAAGTTCGCTCACTGGCGCTGGGTACAGCAAGCTAACGACGATTACGGAATAGTTCAGGCTCCCTCCTATTCCAACCCTTACTTGCCAGAAGGATACGTCCAGTCGCTACGAGACTCCTACCCGGAAGCTCTCGCAGAAGCCTACATCGAAGGGCGCTTTGTTAACCTATCCTCTGGCACCGTCTACTGTAACTTTCACCGACTCCACTGCCAGTCAGACGAGTCCATTGAGCGAGGCGAGCGGCTTTATGTGGGTATGGACTTCAACGTCGGAAAGATGGCTGCTGTCGTGTTTGTTAAACGAGGGGAGGTCTTCCACGCTGTTGACGAACTCGTCGACATGTACGACACGCCGTCGATGGCTCAAGCACTTAAAGACCGCTTTCCTGAGCATACCATCGTTATCTACCCAGACGCTTCGGGAACTAGCAGAAAGTCAGTCGACGCCTCGCGGTCGGACTTAGCGATTCTTCGTCAGGCAGGATTTAACATCAGAGCGCCGAGAAAGAACCCGGCCATCAAGGATCGGATCAACGCGGCCAACGCCGCTTTTTCCCAAGGTCGGGTCAAAGTGAACCCAAGGAAATGCTCAGAACTTGTGAAATGTCTTGAGCAGCAGGCTTACGATAAAAACGGCTACCCGGACAAGCAAGGCGGATTTGACCACATCAACGACGCAGCGAGCTACCTGATGAGTTACGAACTCCCCGTAGTTAAGCCCGTGTCGGACGTGCGAATCGCCTTCGCAATGTAAGGAATGGAGAATAAGTGAGCGTCAAGACTTTACACCCTGACTATCAGATTAACAGTCCTAAATGGCGGCTTGTCCGAGATGTTGTTGACGGGGAGCAGGCTGTTAAAGCCTATCCTCAACGCTACCTGCCGGAGTTTACGCCAAAAGACACTGAGCGCTACAAGCGCTACGTTGAAAGGGCTTATCTTCTAAACGTTACAGGCCGCACACGCTCGGCCCTTTCTGGCATGGTATTCCGTCGTGATCCGATGGTTGAGATGCCAGACGAAATGCGTGAGATCATTTACAACGCAGACGGAGCGGGCAATTCGCTCATGCACCTAGCCAAAGAAGGGCTAGGCTCAATCTTAGATACTGGGCGGCACATCTACCTAGTAGATTACCCAGACATCGACGACAGCATTGACTTTGAGACAGAGCAGAACATTGGCGCACGTCCGGTTATTCTGAGTTACTACGCGGAAGCTCTAATCAACTGGAAATATGAGATCGTCAACGGACGGCGCGTACTCACTTTGGCGGTGATCGTAGAACTTGTACAAGATGATGTCATCTCAAACGAGTTCGATCACGATGTGGTCAAGAACTACCGAGTTCTTCGGCTACGGGATGGGGTTTACACTCACCAAGTCTACGATGACGGTGGGCAACCCAAAACGGAAGAGCGCATTGTACGCATGGCAGGCGGTGAGTCTTTTGACCACATTCCGCTGCACATTCCCGGCGCTAACAACAACCGTCCCGACATTGACCACGCGCCACTCTACGATCTAGCGGTTGTGAACATCGCTCACTATCGCAACAACGCTGATCTTGAAGAAGCAGGCTTTATCACAGGCCAGCCTACCCT